ACACAAGCGCTCGCGTCGCCGCGAGCCGAAAGGCAGTGAACAACATGGCCAAGCGTCAAGGATCGACGAATCGGGCCGGCAGCACCATCGCGGCCGGCGGGACCACCACCCTCAACGACATCGACGAGACGTCGATCGAGGCGGGCAATCACGACGAGATCGACACGTCGATCGAGGCCGGTGCCCAGCACGGCGATGTCGAGGCCTCGGATGTCATCGCCCAGCTTCAGGGCGACGCCGTGAAGACCATCCGGGCCGGCGCAGCGGCCGAGCACAAGCGCATCGCGGCGATCACTGCCGCGGCGAAGGGCCACTCCGAGATCCTCGCCAAGGCCATCGAAGATGGCTGGACCACTGACAAGACCGAGCTCGAGGTGCTCCGCGCCGAGCGGAAGAACGCGCCCCCGATGGCCGGCGGCGGTGGCGGAGGCAACGTCTCCGCAGCCGCGTGCGAAGCGTCGATGCTGCTCGCCACGGGCGTCAGCGAGGAGCGAGTCGGGAAGCTCTACCCCGAGAAGGTCGTCGAGGCCGCGATGTCTCGCGACATGCGCGGCATGGGTCTGCAGGGCCTGTGCGCCCGCGTGATCGCAGCGACCGGCGGCTGGGCCCAGGCGGGCAGCTTCGGTGACGACACGATCAAGGCCGCGTTCGAGGCGGATCGTCAGATCCGTGGCAGCTACGGGTTCTCGACATTGAGCCTCACGGGAATCCTGAGCAACGTTGCGAACAAGACGCTGCTCAGCTCGTTCCTGGCGGTCGAGTCGGTCGTCCCGCTGATCTGCGCCGAGGCCGACAACAGCGACTTCAAGCGCGCCTTGCGCTATCGGCTCACCGCCCAGGGCAAGATGGAGAAGATCGGTGCCGGCGGCGAGCTGCAGCTCGGCACGATGACGGACGAGCCCTACGGGAATCAGGTCGACACCTTCGGGCGCCTGATCGCAATCACGCGGCAGATGATGATCAACGACGACCTGGGCGCCTTCACCCAGATCCCGCGCATGCTCGGTCGCATGGCTGCACTCTCGCGGGAGGAGGCGGTCTTCACGCTGCTCCTCTCGAATCCTTCGAGCTTCTTCTCGGTCGGCAACAAGAATTTCATCACCGGTGCAGATACCGCGCTGAGCATCAATGCACTGACGGTCGGCGAGCAGGCCTTCCTTGACCAGGTCGACAGCGCTGGCAAGCCGATCATGCTGTCGCCGGCGGTGCTCTTGGTGCCCACGTCTCTGAAGACCTACGCAGGGCAGATCTGGAAGGACACGGCGGTCAACGAGACCACCTCGACCGACAAGCCCAAGCCGGCGAGCAATCCGCACGCGGGCAAGTGGACGCCGGCGTCCTCGCCGTTCCTGAACGCGCAGGGCATCAGCGGGGGCAGCGCCAAGGCCTGGTACCTCTTCGCCGACCCCGCGACCGGAGTGGCCGCCATCGAGGTGGCATATCTCCGCGGGCAGCGGACCCCGACGATTCAGTCTGCGGAGACCGACTTCTCAACGCTCGGCGTGCAGATGCGCGGCTTCTGGGATTTCGGCGTCGAGATGCAGGACTTCCGCGGCGCAGTCAAGAGCAAGGGCGAGGCGTAAGTCGCGGGCACGGCGGGGCCGGGTGGCATGCCCGACTCCGCCGACTCTCCGCAGCGAGCGACCTCCACACCACACCAATCACCTCTCACTCACGAGGCAGACATGGCAACGACCATCGCATCGGACAATCTCATCGACTACACGCCCGGCGCCGCAGTTGCGGCGGGGGCGGTGGTCGTCATCGGCGACTTGATCGGCATCGCGGCGGTGCCCATCGAAGCCAACCGCCTCGGATCGCTCGCGATCCGAGGCACCAGCCAGTTCCCGAAGGCCGCGGGCGCCGCGATCAATGCCGGTGCGAAGGTCTATTGGGACTCGGCCAACTCGGTGGCGACTGCCACGTCGGGCGGCAACAAGTTCCTCGGCGTGTCGCCCGCCGGGGCGCTCAGCGACGCGACCACGGTCGTCGTCGTCCACTACCCGCCCGGCGCCTGATCCACCGATGCCCGACATGATCGCCAACGGCGCCGAGTGGCTGACGTCGCAGCGAGAGGCTCACCTCTCACGCGACGTCGCCTACACGCGCGCCGGTGGCGGCGTGTCGCTCACGCGCAAGGCGTCAATCGGCCGCACCGAGTGGGAGACGACGGATTCGTCGGGCGTGCAGACGCGCACCGAGTCGCGGGACTTCATCTTCGCCACATCGTCGATCACCTTCACCCCGACTCGGGGCGATCGGATCCGCGAGACCGTCGGAGCGGAGGTCCTGGTCTACGAGGTGATGGCACCGGGCGAGGAACCCGTCTTCAAGCCGGGTGACGCTTTTCGCTCTTCGATCCGCATCCACACCAAGCTGGTAGGCAAGGAGGCCGCGTGACCGACATCATTCAGATCGCGACGCTCTTGACGGTCGGGATCGGGCTGGCCGGAGTCGCCATCAAGCTGGGGCGGCTCATCGAGACGATCGAGCGGCACGACTCGTTGATCCGCGAAATCGCCGAGAACCTCGAGGAGACCGGACGGGTTCAGAGCAGGACCACCACCGAGATCACGGCGATCCGCACCACCGTGAACGAGCACGAGAGGCGCCTGAACCGCCTCGGGGGGCATGCCACCTGATGCCCTCACGCAGCGTCCAAGTCGCAACCGCCATCGTCACGCTGATCAACGGCGCGACGCTGCCTCAGCCCGTCACCGCGGTGCGGAGCTGGCTGCCCGAGTCCGCCCTCGAGGGACTGGCCCCGGTCCGCTGTGACGTGTTCCCACGCAGCCAGGTGCAGGGAGCGCTGAGTCGGGGCGAGGCATCGTTCGAGATCGAGACCGCAGTCGCGATCCAGAAGCAGGCCATCGGCACCGCCGCAGTCGATCCACTGGTCGAACTGCTCGAAGCGATCGGGGTTCTGCTCGATCGCACGCCGCTGCCTGGCATGTCGACTGCCCGCTACCGCGGACAGCGGTTCGAGCCGATCGCGTCGGTCCTCGATCTGAAGGACAAGAACCTCTACGTCGGTCTGCTGATCGTCACGCACGTCGTCTACGAGGAGATCTCCTGATGCCGCTTCGCCTCTGGAACGAGATCGGGACGACCTACGGATCGGCCGCGGTCAAGCGGCGGTTCGCGCTGTTGATGCGCGCTGCGCGAACCCGCACGGTGCGTCTCCTCGAGGAGGGCGACTCGAGGACCACGAGCCCGACCGGCCAGGGCACAGTGCTGTGTGCCGCGAAGACCGCCGCCATGCGGCGGCACTACAGGAATCTCCCGGAGACCCCGTACGGGTTCCCGAGCAACTACGGTGGCGGAATTCCGGGCGCGCACGTGGTCTGGCGTTGCACTGTGATCGGCGGCGCCACGTCGACCGAGTTCACCTCGCAGATGGGATTTGCCGGCTGGACGGCCCGCTCGCTCAGCGAGACGGCCGCACAGGGGGCGATGTTCTTCCTCGAGCCGTTCGGCGAGGACATCCCGCGGGGCGCCCGGTTGAACGGCTCGGTCTTCTGGGACATCACGACCCCGGTCGAGTGCACGTTCCTGTTCGCGCGGAAGCCGACGAGCTCCGGCGCGATCATCCAGAGCCTGCGTCGCAACGATTTCGTGCTCTCGTGGTTCAGCGGCACCCTGGTCGACACGACGAACGTCGACGCCGCGTCCCTGACCGGGCCGGCCGGCGGGGTCGTGGCCATCACCACCCCTCCGATGTCCCTCAGCGGGGACAAGTACCCGTTCTGGCGAGTGCGGAGCGATGGCGCCAACCAAGCCGACCTCATCGGGGCAATCGCACGAGTGCCACAAAAGAAGCATGGAGTGGTGATCCACTGGGCCGGGGCTGGCGGCTATACGGCCGCATCCCACGCAGCGAATCATGGAAGCGTGGCCAATCTCGCGCGAGTGATGGGGTTCGACGCCATCGGGATGCGCTGCGACTACAACGACGCGAACAACAACGTCACCGCGGTCCAGTTCCAGGCGGATCTTCTGGCCTGGATCGCCGCACGCCGCGCGCAGCTCAACCGCCCCGATCTCCCGGTGTACATCGAACTCCCGCACGAGTGTCTCTATCTCTCAGCGCCCAAGAAGGCCGAGTTCGACGAGTACGCAGGGGCCGCGGCGAACGTCGCGGACATCGACGGCAACACCCTCGTCATCAACACGCGGCTTGCGGTCGAGTCGGCCGGCGTCACTGCGGCAGAGCACGACGCCACGGGCATGGTCGACCGCGGCAACCACGCAAACAGCACGGCCTACACCACGAGCGAATTCGTCGCGAGCGGGACGGTGGCGCCTCTCTACTTCAGATGCATGTTGAACCACACCTCGGCGGCAGACGGCACCGATGCTCCGCTCACGGGGCTCGGCCACGGCAAGTGGCGCCCGCTGTGGTTCTACACGAGCCCAACTGATGGCGTCCACCCGAGCGGCCAGGGCAGCCGCACCGTCGGTGATGAGTTCGTGCGGATCCTGACATCACTGGAATCGACTCTCGACGAGGAGGCCGCATCCATGAGCGGAGCAAACGACCTGGTCCAGATCCGCACCACCGTCAACGGCGCGACGTGGGTGCCGGTCGCCGCAGCGCGAACGGTGCTCAGCGGTCGCCTCCTGATCCCCAGCGGCAACGCGAACCCCGTGGAGATCCGTGTCGACGGCGGTGCCGGCGTGACCTGGCCGGCGGGCTCGCAGTTCGACGTCCAGCGCATCGATCTCTCGGGCATCGAGGTCCGCGGCACCGGCACGACCGACGTCGTGCTCTTCGCCGGCGGCAACTGGCCCATCAACTCCTGATCCACCCGACCGCAAGGTCCTCGCGAAAGGAATCGCATGGCTCTTCTTGGAATGCAGGCGGTCGTGTACCGCAACACCGGCACGTACGTGTCCCCGACGTGGGTGGCGATCTCGAGCGTCAAGGACGTCACGCTCCAGCTCGAGGCCGCCACGTTCGACGTGAGCAAGCGCGGCAACAACGGCTGGCGGGCCGAGGTGGCCACGCTCAAGACCGCGACCATCGAGGGCAACATGATCTGGCTCCCGGGCGATGCCGGGTTCGAGGCCCTGAAGGACGCGTTCCTCGCGAACGGCTCGATCGAGCTGCTCGTCCTCGACCAGCCGATCGCGACGAGCGGTGCCCAGGGGCTTCGCGCCACCTGCATGGTCACCAACTTCTCGCGGAATGAGCAGCTTGAGGAAGCGATCACGGTCGACTTCACCGCCAAGCCTACCGATGCCGTGAACGCACCCATCTGGCACGAGGTCGCATGACCCACTTCATTGACACAAAGGGGCGGAAGTGGACGCTCGACGTCACCGTCGCCGCAATCAAGCGCGTCCGGTCTCTCGCCGGCGTGGACCTTCTGGCCATCCTCGACAAGGGAGAGATCCCCAGCATCCTGCTGGACCCGATCCGACTCGTCGATGTCCTGTTCGCCCTCGTCAAGCCGCAGGCCGATTCGCTCAACATCTCGGACGAGCAGTTCGGTGAGGCAATGGCAGGCGATTGCATCGCGGCGGCCGGCGAGGCGTTCGTCGAGGGCCTCGTGCGTTTCTCCCCGAACCCGAGCGATCGAGCCGTCCTCGCGCGGGTGCACGAGCTGACGCGGGCGGCGATGGATCGGGCGCGGGCAGTGGTGACGGCCCGACTCGAGTCGGGGGTGGTGGAGCGGGCGATGAACGAGGAGATCGACCGAGCGATCCATGGGATGGCATCTGGCAATGCGCCGGGATCGTCGGCGTCGACCCTGGGCCCCTGACCCTCCGCGAGTTGCTGGCGATGGCCAAGGCCCGTGAGCGATCGGAGTGGCGGAGGACCGCCGAGACGCTCAGCTTGTTGGCGAACGTGAACCGCGACCCGAAGCGTCGGTCGCGGCCGTTCACGGCGGACGACTTCGACCCGTGGGGCAAGCGTGACCGCGGGCGGAAGGCAGGAATCACCATGGTCGTGGCAGCCGATATGCGGACTGCGCTCGGCCTCTGACCGTACGGAGGTCTTTCACATGATGCGACATCGATCGTTCCACGTGCTGGCCATCTTCGCCTTCCTGGTTTGTCTGCCGCTCGTGTCGATGGGCGGCTGCAGCGGCTTTCGCGACGGCGTGGCCAAAGTCATCGGTGCCCCGACCAGCGAGGACCTGCACGCTGCCCGCGACGAGCTCGAGCTGGCGAAGGCCGAGGTGGCGAAGATCGCCGAGGCTGCAATCGGCGCCGAGGCGCAGCTCTCGAAGCTCACGCGCGAGGATGAGCTGGCGCAGGTGCGCCGGTCCTCGATGCAGAAGCATCAGGCGTTCCTGGCCCAGCAGCTGGCGACCGCCGACGAGGCCTCCCGACCCATGATCGTCGCGGCGATCCGAGAGGCCGATCTCCTGATCCAGGAGACGACGGACTCGCTCGCCCGCATCGCGGTGACGGCAGGGGAGTGGACTGTCGCCAGAGCCAAGGCTCAGGCGGCCGCGAACCAGATGACCGAGCGCGTCGCCGGGCTCGAGGCCGAACTCGAGTCCTTCGGCCTTCGGACCCAGGAGGCGGTGGCGAGCGCCACGGGCGCGATCGCGGGCATTGGACAGACGATCGGGAACCTCGGCGTTCCAGGCGCCGGCGCGGTCGCCGACCAGGTGTCCGGGGGAATCGGCCTGCTGCTGACCACGATCCTCGGCACTGGCGTTGGAGCGCTCGCCGGTCGCCGGAGCAAGCGGCGAGCGATCGAGACAGTCGAGGCGGAGAGGGATGACTTCGAGTCGGAACGTGACGACATGCAGGCTCGCCGTGACGCCCTCCGGTTCGTCGTCGCGACGAACGAGCGAGTCGGGGGCATCGCGAAGATCGCCACTGATCCCAGCGCCAAGGCCCAGGCGAAGCTCGCCGTTGCCGGCAACCCCCTCGCTCTCGAGGAGTTCGCGATGGCCAAGGCACTGTCGACGGCGATCGTCTGACCGGGTCACGCAGGGACGCGCCGAACGGCGCAAGGACGCGCTCATGATCACGATGGGATTGTCACGATCGGCCGCCAAGAATCTCTTCTTCGACCGCGAGGCGGTCGCACTGGCAGTCGACAAGGGGACCCGTCAGGCCCTCCTGAAGACGGGTGCGATTGTCATGCGCCGGGCGCGAAATTCGATCAAGGAATCGAGGCGATACCAGCGGAGGGCGCGTGGGAGCGATCCGCAGGCGCGTCGGAAGGTCATCGGTCGGGTCACCTCCAAGCCTGGTGAGCCGCCGAGGTCGATCACCGGCCAGCTCAAGGATGGCATCTGGTTCGCGTTCGATCCAGCGACCCGCGGAGTCGTCATCGGACCGGTGCGAATCAACACCCCCACTCCCGCGCCGCGAACGCTCGAGTTTGGCGGCACTGCTCTCATCGAGAAGCGGGAAGTGATCCGCACTCGATCGAAGAGTTCTGGCCGCTTTTCCGGCGCGACGACGACTCGCACCGTCCTGCGCCGCGTGCAGATTGCCGCGCGTCCCTACATGTCGCCAGCGCTGATGAAGGCCCTGCCCAGGATTCCCGAGCAGTTCCGTGACATCCTCTCTCGCCCCGGGGCGATCCAAGGAGCCGTGTAATGGCCGGAGCTGCAGGCATCAAGGCCGGTCAGGCGTACGTCCGCCTCGGCCTCGACGACCGCATGACGGCGGGCTTGAAGAACGCGCAGGCCCGCCTCGCGGGATTCGCCGCCGGCGTCAAGGCGATCGGTGTTGGTCTGCGTGTCGCAGGCGATGCTGTTCGGGACTTCGGCGCGGGCCTCACAGCAATCGGAACCAGGGTCGCCGGCTTTGGAGCGCTCGTCGGCGCGCCGCTTGCGGCTGCCGTGACGACGTTCGCAAAGGTCGGCGACGCCCTCGATGAGATGGCCACCAGGACCGGCGTCTCGGTGGAGGCCCTCTCCGAACTCGGTTACGCCGCAGACCTGGCCGGCGTCGACATGATTACCCTCGAGTCGGCGATCAGGAAGGGGCAGAAGGCGATCGTCGACGCCGGCTCGGGGACTCAGGCCTCGATCGAGGCGCTTGATGCGCTCGGACTCTCCGCGGCCAGCCTCAAGGGACTGACGCCCGAGGAGCAGTTGCTGGCCATGGGCGAGGCGATCGCGCAGATCGAGGATCCGGCGAAACGCACCGCGGCCGCGATGGATCTATGGGGGCGCAGCGGGACCCAGCTTCTGCCGCTCTTCGCGGATGGAGCCGCAGGCATCGACAAGCTCCGCAAGCAGGCGAGAGCATTCGGGATCACAATGTCGGGCGAGGCAGCAGCCGGGGCGGCCGACCTTTCCGACGCACTGGACCTGGCCAGGCGAACGGTCATCGCACTGACGGTGCAGGTGGGCGCCGCTTTGGGCCCGGTGGTGAAGGAGCTTGCTGCCGACGTCGCGTCCGTCGCCGCCAGGGTCGGGTTCTGGGTCCAACAGAACCAAGGGCTCATCCTGACGATCGCAAAGGCAGCGGTTGTCGCCGTTGTTGCGGGCGCGGCGCTGATTGCGCTTGGAAGCGCCGTCATCACCATTGGGTTTGGGATCATCGGGCTCGGCGCCGTGGTCGGGGTGCTCGGTGCGGCCCTCTCCGCCGTTGCCGCCACGATCGGGGCAATGCTCACTCCAATCGGTGCGGTGGTGGCCGCCGTTGCGCATCTCGCTGTGGGGATCGCGTGGTACACAGGGTCCGGCGGTCGGGCGGTGCAGCGCTTCGGCGAACAGTGGGCGTGGCTTTCCAGCGCAGTCGGTGACTCCGTTGTCGCGATTCGGGAAGCGATGATGGCCGGCAACATGGGAGGTGCGATGAAGGTCCTCTCCGCGGGACTGAAAGTGGCGTGGGAGGCGGCCGCGCTCGCTCTTCGCACCGCGATCCCACAGTCCGGGGCCGCCATCCAGAAGCTGATCACCGATCAACTGGAAGGGTTCGACTCGGCGTGGATCTTCGGCCTGGACCTGGTCCTTCAGACGTGGACGAAGTTCTGGGCGTCGATGGAGCGCATCGGCACGCGCATGATGACCCCGGTGTGGCAGTTGTCCACGCAGCTGTTCGGCAAGATCTCGGAAGCAGTCGCGCAGTTGGTCGAGGACTACCCCGATCTCGTCTCGGGGATGTCAGAAGCACAGAAGACGGCATTCAAGCTCAGCCTGGAGACGTCGCAGGTTCGCGCCCGCGCGAGCAAGACCGATGGTGAGGCAGCTCGCGACGAAGCGATCAGCGGCATCAACGCGAAGGAGCAGGCGGACCTGGCGGCTCTCACGGTTGATCGCGACACGGCGCTGGGCCACATCGTCGACGAGGCACGGATGCGCCGCGAGAAGATCGACGCGGAAGCTGCGGCAAAGCTCACGGGCGCGGAGGCGGAGCTCGTCGCGGCACGGGCGGAACTCGATAAGGCGGTGCTGGATGTCAAGGCTTCATCGATGGGCCCGCCTCGGCCTCGCGACCTCGATCCGTTCCCGTCGATGAAGGGCATCAACGAGTTCGATCCTGACGACCTGCACCGCCCATCCGTCGCGGCCCAGGGCGCGTTCAACGCCGCGGCAGTTGCCGGCCTCCAAAGCGGTCCGTTCGCGGCGATCGAGACCGCGACCAAGGAGACTGCCCGCAACACCCACAAGATCGCCGCCGCCGCCCAGCAGGGCGGCCTGACCTTCGGTCCGTGACCCATGCCGATCACCTACATCGAGAAGTTCGAGAGCCCTCGATCGACGTCCGGCCCCTCGCCGACGCGAGAGAGGGTGTACGTGTTCTCGGGCTCCTCCGTCGAAGCCGACATCCGCGCCGACGCGGAGACCAACCTGCCGGCGTCGATCGACGGGCTGACGCTCCGCGAGATCGAGTTTGAGGCCATCAATGACACATATTGGCTCGCCCGCGCGAACTGGCGGCGCCACACCATCAGCGACGAGCCGCCTCCTGAGGCGCCGACCGCGGGCGACTCGTCGTTCGAGTTTGACGTCACGACCGAGACGGTGCACATCAGCCAGGCCAAGGCCACGGTGGGGGGATTCGGTCCGCCGTCCTGGACACTCACGATCCCGAGCTTCGCTGGCGCAATCGGCGTCACAACGGATGACATCGAGGGCTGCGACGTCCAGGTGCCGCGGTACACGTTCTCCGAGACGCACTACCTCAACTTCGCCGACACGAGCGCCGTCAACGCCTTCAAGGCGACGGTCTACGGGCTGACGGGCAAGACCAACGCCGCGTCCTTCAAGGGGTTCGCTGCCGGCGAGGTCCTCTTCCTCGGCGCCCGCGGTGCCAGGCGTGCGTCTGACGGGCTCTGGGAGGTGACCTTCCGATTCTCCGCCTCGCCGAATGTGACCGGGCTCACGATCGGAACCATCACCGGCATCGTGAAGGGCGGATGGGAGTACCTCTGGGTGCTCTACGACGTCGTGCAGGACGCCGGTGCGAAGCGCCTGGTGAAGCGGCCGGCCTTCGCGTACACCGAGCGGGTGTACGACCCAGGCTCGTTCAGCGCACTCGGGATTGGCACCTGATGGCCAAGCTCCAGTACGTGCGCCAGGGGCAGCCCTTCCGGCCGTCGGCCGACGACTGGAATGCCATCGTCGACGCGGCGCGCCTGCGCGGCGGGCCCGTGCGCACCGGCGGCGAGCTGCTCTCGATTGCGAATCCCGACCCGAACTGGATCACCGTTCGGAACGACGACGCCGTCGAGATGCCGCGCTGGGGCTGCTGCGTGCTCGGCGGACCCGTGATCGAACCCGGTGCCCCGGGCGACGGCCTCGAGGGGTTCCTCGCGCAGCTCGCCTTTACAGCCACGCGCCCGGTCGAGACGGATCTCCCCCGACGCGCGAGACTGGCCATCCTCTTGGAGCCGCTCCAGCCCGGAGCCTTCGGTCGCGCCGCAATCGCCGGGCTGGTCCGGGTGAAGCTGACGGTCAACTCGCTCGTCCACACTCGAGCGACCGTCGTGCCTGGCACCGACTACCTGCAGACGACGGCGGGGGAGGGTCAGTGCACGGTGATCTGGACCGAGGCGTCGACGGGCGCCGGCAAGTGGGGGATCGTCCAGGTCGGTCTGCTCGTGTGCCGGAGCAGATCCACATCCGCATTCTCGCCGGCGCTGCCACGATCGCCGGCGAGACGAATCGGTGGTGGTACCCCTTCGAGGAGGTCGCGCTGGCGTCCGATGGCCACTCGTGGGGCGTTGTCTCGGGAGGTGAGATCGGCGCTGCCGTCGCCGCCTCGGGGGCCATCAACGGGGCCGAGAGCGGCAACGAGGGCATTGGGCGCGAGGTGGTCGGTCGCGTTGTCGACCCTGCCGGGGTGACGATCACGCTGCGACCGATCGGCTTCGGCGGTTCGAAGCCCGTGCTGCCGGCTCACCGAGTCAGCTATGTCGACGGCGACGACGAGCTGCGGACGCGGTGGGTGTTCGCCGTCCCGAACGACGAGGACGCGGTGTGTGACGCATGAATCGGGCCCGGCTCTCCTGCTGCTGCGGTGGAGCTCCGCCACCACCGTTCGAGTTCTGTGTCTGCCTGTGCCAGTCGGAATATCTCGTGGAGTTCGTCGCTGACGCAACTGCGCCGGACGGCACCAATCTCCATGTCGCGGCATCATTCGACCTGTTCCAGAGAGTTCACCCGGAACTCGGCCCCTTGTGCCAGTGGGACTCCTGCTCGCAGCAGGGGTCGTACTTTGATGCCACGGTGAGCGGGGAGATCTACGAGCCATTGGTTCCACCCTCGGGTGGGCTCGTCCCCTTCGATGAGTGGGTGCAGGTTGGCCCGGTGCCGTTCGACGGCGTGGTCGAAATCTGCGGCTGCTACAGCGAGTACGCATTCCCGGCTCCCGGAGGTGGCGTCATCGTGCTGCCCGAGACGTTCGCCAGGATGAGCTGCAGCGATGCAAGCGGCGTGCCGACCTGGACGCTGTACATCGAACTGCGGTGGCGTTGCGCTGAGACGGTGCATTACGACGAGTTCGGGGGCCTGATCGTGAGCGAACTCAAGGTGATCACCTTCGCGTTCACGCAGGTTCAGGCGGAGGAAGGGCAGTGCCCTGAGGACGGGGTGTGGACCTTCGTTGGATCGACTGGCGGCGGAGACTGGTCGCTCGGCGCTGGCGCCGTGTGGACATGGGATCTCGACCTTGACTGACTCCCCACGATGGCCGAAGGGTCCACCTGTCCGATGGCTCGGGGTGACATGGCTTGGCGAGCCGTGGCCCATCAGGGTGTGGTGGCTTCTCCGTCTCGGCATCCCGATGGACACGATGCCGGGATGTGGGTGCGTCGCTTCCCTGCGGTTCCTTGTGACTGGAATCTGGCTGGCGAAGCTGCGTCGCCTGCAGTGGGAGGCGTTGCATCACCATCCCAAAAGGACCAAGGGGTGTTGCGACAAATGACGCCTGGGACCGGCCCCACGGTCCAGCTGGTGCTCCGTGCCATCATCGGGACGATCGGGGTGGCGGTGCGCGAGCTCGGCATGTGGATTGGCCGGCGAGCGGACTCGATCACGCCGACGCCCAGGCGCCGGGAGGCACAGGCGCTCCCTGTACAACGCGAGGAGCAGGCCGGCGGCAGGATTGCATAACCAATTGCACAAACGCGGTCCGGCCAGACGGTTCCGTTAGACACGCCGCATCTCTCGCCTCGCGAACGGTCGCGACCGAGCGGGAGGGTCAGGGCGTCCGCCCGACCTCCGTCACCTGCGCTTCCCGCGGGTCCAGTGCCTGAGTCAGCCCACGTTCCCGACGCGTCGAGGTAGGATCCCGGCCCGCACGACCATGGAAGGGCCGTGCGTGGCGAACCCCCTGAAGGGCTCGGTCTGAGGCTTGCCTCGACCGGGCCTTTTTCGATTCCTGCCAGGACAGCCCGCTGCGCAGAACGGCCGCAAATATTCCATTTTCTATACCGGCGAATCCGTCGCTGCCGTGGCGTCGTCGACTGCGTGGCCGAACTGCGATTCGCGAACTCACCCGTGGGAGCGGATATCGTCTTGAAGTTGAGTGGCGAAGCCGCCAAGATCCACCGAACGGATGTAGTCAGTGCCAAACTTCGAGAAAGCCTCAACCACCGCCACCTCCACCTCGGGTGAAGGCGACTCCGACTCCGGCACCGCCACGACTCGGGTCTCCGTGCCACCCGGGTTGTGTTCCATCTTGACCAACAGACCCTCCCCTGCAATCTTGATCGCCGCGTCGATCGCTTTCGCGTGACCTCGATCGAGTCGGCAAACCTTTACCATGGTGACCTGTCCGTTCTGGTAGGCCAGCGGAGAGTGAATCACCTTGTCGAGCGACGTGAGGGAAAACTTGTAGTCACGGAACACGTTGTGGCGAAAGCCAATCTCGACTAGGGCCCTCTCAATGATCCTGGGCAAGCGGGTCTTGTGTCTCTGAAGGACGGGACACGGCGATAGGAACTCGTCGAAAAGCGATTGGAGCGTCGCCGCCGGGTCGTTGCTCCGAACGCCACGGGGAGTCGTCAGTCGAATTGCATTCCCGAGGCGCGACCCGTACTCAGCGAGCGCCTTCGAGTCCAGCACGTCTGGCCAGCGTCGAAGCCGCTCGGCTACCGACTGGGCCGCCGCAGCCAGGCTTGGTACGGACTGTTCCGACTTGAAGAGCTTCTCCGCCCTCGCCATCTCCTGGTCGACCCGTGCCCCGACGAAGCCTCGGTCGGGCACGATGAGCACCACCCCGACGTTCACGCGCTCATCGCGGGCGTCGTCCGGACAGACCTGCAAGAGGCTGTACCAAGCGGTGGGAGAGGTCATGGGGTACGCGGCGTCGCGAAGCCGAAGAGGCCTTGCGCTCCTTGTCCAGCAAACGCATTCCGAGCATCGGTTATTGCGTCCACGACTCTATCGGCGAGGAACGCCGCTCGCGACGAAATCAGCCTCACCACGGCAGCCTCGGCATCCCGGGAAAGATCCCACCCTTCAGGGACCTGCTGGAGGAGACACAGCACGCGATCTGGAGTGAGCTGCTTCAGACGCCTCCGACATTTCTGGGCGACCACTACATCAAGTAGGCCCACCCACTCTGGGTACAAGCCATAGATACCGTCGTCCTTGATCAGATCGACTAGGCACATGTGTGATGTGAGCTGGCGGCCGCTCGTGATGGCGTTCGAAAAGTCCATCGCGATGAGTTCGAGCTTGGCCTCGCGGGACCCGCCCACCAGACGGAGCATCACGTTCTCTAGGTTGGGCTTCCTGGAACTCGCGGCTGGGTGCTCGGCGGCCGAGTTGCTGCTAGCACGGCGAGGGTGTCGGTCGTTGTTCACCAGCAGGGTGTCGAGCACCACGAGCCTGGTCAGATCACTCAGGTTGGTGATCCGTCTGATCTGTCCAGGCGAACCGTCGTACGGGACCACGTGCTCCACCGTCGCCGTCGCCCATCCAACCCCCGGAGCGACAACTTCACCGTGCGAGTACCTCATCTCTACAGCCCCATCGTGTTCAAGCAGTGCCCACGTCAAAGTAGGAATCTGCAGGATCGAGGCAATCTGGGTACCGAGCAACTCGCAGACCAGCGCATGCGGGCCCATCCTGTTCTCAGGCATCTTGAGGTACGCAGGGCCGGCGTCGGTCTCGACGACGAGTGGCGAAGTGCTCGTAGCGACAGCCCGCTCGAAGCGGTCGATCCGGCTGGGCTTCCATGTGGCAGGTCGTCGTCTCGCCATAGGTTCGGATCCGTTCTCTTGTGCGGCCCAGCGATCGCAAAGCGAAAGTCGATCATCTGCGATCTTGTCCAGTGACTACCTCGCCGTAGCTCCGGCGGTGGCGGAAGACGCGGGCGATGGGACCAGAATTTCGGCTATGCAATCCCGCGCTCTCGACGTCGCCGTAGCCGTGTGTTCGTTGACCGATTGGTCAGTCACACTATGCTGCGCATTAATCAACTCAGCGGCCGTGTTGCGCAGTGTTCTCGAGTGCTCGGGAAACTCAGCAGCGAGGCGGACCAGTGAGCTGTAGCAGCAGCCAAGCACTCGGCTTGGTACGCGGTGGCGACCGTTGACTGGAACCTCTCCACTCACTTCGTTGGATGACGCGTCGCTGAGCTGCCTCGCTCGGGACTCGACGGCAGCGAGCGACGCCAAGGTTTCGGCGATCAGGCTCTGAGCTCTCACTCGCCGCGATTCTTCTGCCCTTGACTGCGTCCTGCGCTCGTCTCTTCTGCCGAGTTGCCAATTGTTCAACAGAATGCCTAGGACGGTCACGAGTCCGCCGATCACGAATCCGAGCCACTCAGGGAAAGCCAGGCAGTAGTACATGATGCAGGTTCCTTGCTCGCCTCAGCGCGTGGGGCGCCGGGACATCTCGTCGTATGCACTGAGCACACCTTCGCCGCATCCCCCGTGTCTCCACTTCCCACCATCAACGTCCCGATCGCCCGGATCGAGATAGCCGGTGGCCGTGAAGGTGCTCAAGATGTACTCGACGTCGTCCTTCAGGATCCCGTACAGGTGGAAGTAGTACGAATGTCGAACGACAGTTCATCAAGCGGACTATTCTCGATCTTGGCTGCCAAACGCAAACTCCAGTAGGGGTTGTAGTGACCGCGATCCGGGCGGAGACCAGTGGTCGCGATGAGCGGCATCTTTCTCAGGCTCAGTCATCCTCAATCTCATCCGGCGCCCACGCCCTGAACTGCGGCACCGCGAGCGGCGCCTTCTTCAGGGCCCTATACGACTGACTCAGCTGGTCAAGCTTCGAGATGCGGTCGAGCCTGAACGTGCGCCAGCACGGCGACATGAGGGCCGGCTGAAGCTGCCAGCCCTGGAGCATGACGACGCCGCGGTAGTAGAGCCCTTCAGCGGGTTCGATGACCCGTGGCGAGGGTTCGTCCTGATGGCTGGACTGATACTCGATCCGAACGGCCTGCTTGGATCGCGCGGCGTTGATCAGCCGCTGAGTCATCTCGGCCATCTCGCCGCCGAGCCGCACCGTTCGTGGGCCGGCGTCGTATCCGTCTGGCCTCGCGACACGCGGGATCTCGAGCGTGCAGTGGTCGTCGACTCCAGGCGTGTGAATCGCCGCGTCGACGGTGACCGCCGGAGCTCTCGCGACCTCCCTCAGATGGACCAGTTGGCCACGAGCTGAGGCGGAGAGGGCGATCGCGACCTCAGCCGCCGACGCCGCACTCTCCTTCGCGAACCTTCCAAGTCCCGCGGCGCCGTCGACAGCCTTGCCCATCAGGCTTCTGGGTCGTCGTCGGACCTCCCCGGTTTCGGGGTCAAAGGAGGGCGGCATGTCGACGAGGTCATGTACGGCGGCACGGTCGCCGGACGTGAGCTCGAGCCTGTCGGCGATCCAGGCGAGCTGGTCCTCCTCGACGGGCGTCAGTAGATCGTCCGCGGCAGCCTTCTGACAGGAGCGCCGGTAGACCGCGGCAGACGCGTCCTTCAGCTCGTCCGCGCTGAGCCCGTGTCGATGTCCGAAGGCGGCAAGTTGAAAGGCGCCGCGTTCTTGACGGAGGGTCCGCCAGAGGAGTGGCGTCGCCGCTTCAATTCTCGCGGCATGACCGGGCCTCGAAGCGTCGGCGGCGGCTGCGCGCAGCCAGTCGAACGCTCTGATGATCGCCAACTTCGCCATGAGTCCCCCTGCGGCCGTGCCGCGATCTACCCCTTCTCCCCCTTGTGATCCTCCCGTGCCGGCTTGCCGGGGGTCTCTGCTGGCGGCGAGTCGAGATTGGGAGGCGCCTTCGATTTCAGCTTCTCTCCTCGAACCTCGACCGCGATGTTCTCTGCGTTGGCGGCCACGCGTTCGTCCATCAAGGCAGCGAACTGCTTTCCGCGGGCCTCGGCGCCCGGCTTGAGCTCTCCGGCGGCAGTTGGAATGGGGCGCACAACGAAGACCGTGTTCGTGGAGCCGAGCGGCGTGGGATAGGTCTCGGTGCCCTCGATCAGGACGAGCTTGGAGAAGGTGTCAGCGAGATACGCGCCATCGGTAAGGTTCTTGGTCCCGACGCCCTCCAGCAAAACGTACTTGTCAGGCCTTTTGAATGACTCGTATGCGATGAGCAGTCTCGAGTCGCTCAGGACTTGGGCCACCTTGAAGGCGCCGGCCCCAGAGCGAAGGTCGCCGATCTGTCCGGTGGACATCGCCTCTGGCCTCAGGACTGGGATGCGTAGATGCCCCTTTCGCAGCTCGTTGCATGTGGAAAACGCAACCGTCGCTGCGGTGCGCCACTCCTCGAGCAGCCGATCCCGAGTCGCCTTCGACTCCCACTGGATGACCTTCCGGCCCCTCGAGTCGACCTCGCGGTATCCCTCGGGAATCCTCTTGCCAGAAACGAAGCCGCGTTCACCCATGGCGATGCGAAACTCCATCTCGAGCAGCTGTGCAATGGCTTCCTTTCCCTCAGTCTCAGCCTGCTTGGCAGCCCAGGCGTTGTATTTCGCGACCAGCTCCTCATCGGAGAGCCCGGGGGAGGTCGCTCCGCCGCTCAGCCCGATCACGAGCGCGGCCACGGTGAAGATGCCAGTGAGTCGGAGAAAGCCCATCGAGTCCCCCTGCGGCCGTGCCGCGATCTACGCCTTCTTCCCCTTGCCCTTCGGTTCCGGCTCCCACACCTTCGGCTTCGGGATGGCGTCGAGGGCTGTCGTGGTCTTGGCCCCATCCCTGCCATACCGGTGGAGAGTGCGCCCGCGATTCTTCGCGAGTTCAAGGTTCACTTCCGCTGTCCACTCGTTCGTGATAGCGGCCCACTCCTCTGCGGTGAGCCGGCCAGCGTGCCAAGCCAAAGCTGAGACCACCTTTCCCAGCGTGTCGGCCGAGTGATCGACCAGTCGCTCCAGGGCGGAGTGAGTCGAGGTGGTGATCTTCACTGCTTGGGTCGGGCGTTCCACTGGTGCACCGATGGTAAACCGAAAGTGCGGAGAATTGGTGAGCAAGTTTTTGATACCTTCTGGTTGACTGATAAGTAACCGCTGGTAACTTACCGGTGTAATGCCCCGCACCCTTCGACCCGTTACTCGGATTACTGCCCGTGGCCTCGCGGTCGCGAAGCGGCTCGCGAAGAGCCAGCGCCGTTCGGTCAACCAAGTGCTCGAGGATGCAGTGCACGTCTACGACGCGGCAGGATCTCCGATCCTCGACCCGCGCAAGGCGATCCAGCCGCCGACGTTCCCTGGCGCACCCGATGCGATAGCGGAAACCGCCGGCGCCGCGCCCAATCCCGATCTCCCGAAGGGGGCGGCGGCTTCCCCTGGCCCCGCCCCTTCATCGACTCCTTCCACCGCCGCCGCGTGCGCAACGGCTGCGGTCGCAACCCCGCGCAGAAAGCGAGGTGCAGCTCCATGTTCACGTTCTTCCGATGGTTGCGATCGGTCCTCGACATCGGCGACCAGCATCCGCCGGACTGACCATCCGGCACCGGCCTCTTGACAATTTCTCCCTGGGTCGTCGGCGTGACAAGTTCGCCGGCGATCCACTTGTGGCGGGGTGGACCAGCAGTAGGTCGCCGGCCTCATAAGCCGGATGTCGCAGGTGCAAGTCCTGCTCCCGCTATTCACGTCGTCGGCGCCTCGGCGGGGGCGCCGACGACACCCCCAACACCGCCAGGAGCACCCGACATGGACCGTCCAGAGACCACCACACCGCCGCCCGTCGACACCGCCGCGCTCGCCGAGGATGCCGCGGATCAGACCGCGGCCTGTGCCGGCATCCAGCCCCTGATGGGCGGTGCTGTCGTCGGCGCGGCCGCAGCCGCCGCCGAGCGTCAGAACGCGCGCAAGCAGGCGGAGCGAGCGACGGTGGTGACGCCGAATCTCGCTGATCAGCGCCACGACGTCGCGGCTGGGCGGGATCTGCCGCCCTACGAGCGGGGCATCGAGGTGCGAGACCACGTCCTCGATGCCGATGACCCGCAGCCCACGGTCAGTCGCGTTGGCACCGACAACCTCGGTGATGGGACCGAGCGGCGCGACTACCGCATCGTGACGGGGAGCGACGAGCTCCAGATGCGTTTCTCTCGACCCGGGCGAAGGGGCCTCACCCACGAGGCGCTGCTCGCCGTCCTCATCGATCGCCTCCGCGGATTCCAGGGGGGGGCGACCGGCAGGTCACGCGAGAACGCCATCGTCGTGACCAAGCTCGAGGAGGCGCTCCACTGGCTCCAGGCCCGCACGCGTGATCGTCGCCGGCGTGGCGTCGTCGGAATCGCCACGCCCTGAACACACGCCCCGCCGCATTGGGGCCATTCGTCCTCGGCGCGCCGACAGGCGCGCCAAGGCATTGCAAGCGAACCGGAGACACCACATGATCACCCCTGAGAAGTCGATTGCGTTTGAGCTGACCGTACCCCTTGAGAAGTCGATTGCGTTGGAGCCGAGCACACGTGTTCTCGGCGGCAAGATCGTCGTCGAGAACCATGAGACCACGAAGCAGCTCGTCGAGGTCCGTTGCGACCTCGGCACACTCAGCTTCGCCGGCGTGACGGGCTTCTCCGATCTGCGACTGACGTCGATGGTGCAGGGCGGAGACATCTCCTTCCAGCCTGCTCCCGACGCCGACTGGGTCTACGCCATCGTCGGCCTGCCGGAGGGCGATCTCACGGGCGACGGATTCGTCGACGGCGCCGACATCGGCGCGGCGCTCGAGTCTTGGGACACCGGCAGCGGAGCATTGGTCGGCGACGTGCTGGCTGGCTGGGGTGCCCGGGCTGAACTCCTCTGCCGTGCCTCGATCGGCATGGCGGGGGCGGGCCAGATGACGGCGCGCGTGATCCCGTTCGCCGGCGGGATCAGGCAGTCGCCGCCCGTGCGGGCTCAGCTCGTCCTGCGCGGCATGCTCGGTGCGCGGTGCCAGGTGGCGTTCACCGTGCAGGCGAAGGTGATTCCGTGATTCCCGAGATCTACAGACGAAGCACCTGATCTCTCCACCATGATCACCCACTCCACACCGATGCGGCGGGATGGAGGCGAGCGACTCCGGTCGCTGCCACGCCCGATCGCCCGAATCGATCACAGATGTGCCGAGCGGGCCATCGCGGCCAGCCTGGCCACGTTGATCCTGCTCGGCCTCGTTTCAATCCCCTTTGGCCTCGGGCTTGTCGAGATCTCGGGGCTCGCCGGCACGGTCGCCGGGCTGCTCGCCTGCGTCGTCGCGCTGGTCCTCACGGCGCTCGGCGCAATCTCTGCGCTGATCGCTGAGGAGGGCCGGCGCGACGGTGTCGTCGCTCCGCCGATCGGCTGGAGCCATTCAGGCGAGCCGCTCATCGGGGTGATCGACGATCACATGCAGATCGCGATCGTCGACGACGGCGGCTCCGGTCCCAAGAAGCCGTCGCCGCCTCGGGGCGACGTGGCTCGGCCCATTCACCAGCCTGCACGAGCCGGAGGGTGGGAGCTGTGAGCGCACAGACCTGGGGGGTCTGGGTGCAGACGGACTACTCGCCGGAGGGCCACTGGCTCACCAGCGGCGTCGTGGCCTGCGACTCGGCGGCGGTGTTCCGCAGCCAGGAGGACGCTCAGCTCGCCATCGATGATTGCGATCGGCAGAGTGGGTGGGTTGTTCCAGGGCTCGCCTGCGAGCCGCGGCCATTCACATGGGACGCGCAGCCGCGTCCAGAGGACATCCGCCGATGACACTCGGCACCAAGTCCACCACTGATCGGACGCCCTACGAGCGGGCGGTCGACCTCATCCACGCGCTCCACCAGAGCGGCCGCCTGCACGACATGAAGGTCTGCGACGTGCAAGGTCAGGTGCAGCGCGAGTGTGGTCTCACGATGACCGAGGCGATGGTGCTCCGGCTCATCTTCGACGCCGGCACGAAGCTAGCACTCGTGCGGCGCGCGGAAGCCATCATGCGGGGCAATTGGAACTGAATCGATGCGCCCACTCCGGGCGTAGAAAGGGAACCACATGACCACGAAGAAGACGGAACCCACCCATCTCGAAAGCCTGCCCTCCGGCACGATGGTCGAACTCTCGACCGGACTGATCGGCGAAGGCAAGTTCATCGAGGAGATCGACCGCGCTCTGGCCGAGGCCGCGGCGGCGCTCGTGAAGCGGAAGAGCTCTGGCGAGCGATCGGGGAGCTGCAAGATCACGGCGACCATCGACGTCGGCTACGACCCCGACATCGAGGACCACGTGACGGTGGTCCACTGCGTGGTCTTGAAGACACCGAAGAACGAGAAGATGACTCTCGTGAAGGAGAAGGGCGGCAGGCTGCTCTGCGACCCGAGCGGCAGCACCGCAAGCACGCCCGACCAGCTGCGGCTCTTCGACCGCAACGGTCGCCCCACGGGCGTCCTCGACACCAGGACTGGAGAGCTGCTCGAGCCGCCGACGACGGCCGGCAAGATCGGCACGTGATCTCGACACACTGATCGCGGCAGAGGCCGCACCAAACCAAAGGAGCACACATGGGCAAGCACGACGACGACCAGGACAACGGGCAGGCAGTGAAGCAGGAGCGGCCTCTCGACGGACCGCTCGCGACTCTGATCTCGGAAGCGGCGAACGCCGGCGGCGGCTTCGCGTTGACCGTGGCGAAGTCCCTCGACCAGGGCGAGGCTGGGGGCTCCGGCGTTGACACGCGGGTCTTCCGGGTCGAGGCAAAGGTGCCCCCCATCGATGGGTACCAGCGGCCGACCGACCTTCGCGACTACCGCCTCGAGACCATCGACGGGTTGATCGCGGTCGCCAATCGATACGGCTCGAAGGAGCGGAGCCTCGTCCTGTTCGACAACGAGCAGGTGGTACTGGTCGTCGACGATCAGGTCGAGCAGGGTGATCGCGAGCGGATGACGATGAAGTTCCGCACCTCACCTGACTGGCAGCAGTGGCGATCGATCCTGGGGAAGTCGGTCACGCATCGGGAGCTCTTTGTGTTCCTGCGGCAGATGCAGCACACTCTGGCCCACGCGCCGATCCTCGACCGGATGCGGCAGGTCAAGGCCACCGCGCAGGTCAAGATCGACAGCGACGTCCGGCTCGACGGTGAGACGGCCGGCGTGGTCTTCACCGTCTCGGGCGGCGACGAGCTCGTGAAGTTCCCTCGATCGTTCGAAGTGCTGCTCCCAGTGCTGGCGACGGACGTCGGTGATGCCACTCTGGAGGCGCCTGATCCACCCGTGCAGCTCGAGATCCGGTTGGAGATCGAGATGCCGACGGAGCCGAAGCAGCCCATCCGCTTCATCCTCTTCGCCCCAGGCATGGATCGGGCGATGGACAAGCGCGTGAACGATGAGCTCGAGGAGCTGCAGAGTGCACTCGTGGACTGGGTGGTCGTCCGCGGTCAGTTCTGCGAGCGCAACCGCCGCATCGGCCAGAAGGAGAACGCACGGTCGTGAGACGCGGCGCCGAGAACACACTTCCAACCACACTTGTCTGAGGCGGAGCTGCCCCCCGAGGCAACTATCCGGAAATTCCGGATAGCTCAAACCGACTTTCAATTCTGCTTGAGATCAAACTCCCATTCAAACCATCAGAGGACGCATGACCACACCACACGCAGTCAAGAAGCAGCGACGGCGGCCGTCGTGGAGTCGCGATCAACTGCTCGCCACCGCGATGCGGAAGTCGACGGCCTTGCGACAGGCGGTCTACGGAGCGGGCGATCAGGCTCGGGCCGCTGAAGCGCGCCTATTCCGTGCCAGGGAATGCATGGAGACCGTGAATCACGAGATCAATCGCATCGAGTCATTCGTGGTGCGCCCCCCGCTCAACCCACCGCAGTTTCCGTTCTCTGGGTGGAACACCAAAAGGATCAACCGATGAACCAGTTTCAGTTTTCGATCGACTGCATCGCCAACCGCGGCGGCGCGGTCGATTCTCGGGACCTGCTCCAGTTCACGGATGCGCTGCAGGACGAGTTGAGCAGCTTGGTGATGATGATCCGACAGCTGGAGAGCGAGCTGCGGCGAGACATCAAGTGTGCACAGGATCGGAGCATGGATCTGGAGTGGCGGGGCGAGGTGCTCGAGCGTGAGATCCGCGGTATGAAGGCCTCAGCCACGCAGTCGGTTGCGATGGGAGCAAAGCCGTGACACAGCAGCGGATGGTCCAGCGGGGGGAGGCGGCGAAGATCCTCGGCGTGTCGACCGACACGCTCGATCGATGGTGGCGGCGGGGGGTCTGCCCCGCGCCCGTGGGTCGGTTCGATGACCGGAAGGGCCGACCGCGGATGCTCTTTTGGGCGGCCGAGCAGCTCACGACGTGGGCTGAATCCGGGATGGGTCCCGCCGCTCGACGCTCGCGCCGCCGCGAGAAGGAGCGATGCTGATGGCACGCGGCGACATCTTCATGGTCCGGCCCGACGGCCCGTTCTACGCCATCTTCTTCGACTCGCGGAAGCGACGGTGGCTGCGCCGTTCGACGAAGACGAGGACCAAGGCCGCGGCCCGGGAGGTGGCGCGGCAGTGGCTTCACGATGGAGAGATGGTCGAGCTGGGCCGCGTCGATCGGACTGCGGACGCGCGGAAGACGCTGGAGGCCCACATCGGCGACTACGTGGCCATGAAGCGGCTCTCACCGAAGCAGGTGACGGCGACGCACATCACCAACACCGCGGATCACCTGCGGGAGCTGGCGGCGGCCGCAGGCTGGAAGCGGCTGGATGAGATCACGAGAGACACGTGGCTCCGCGGGCTCGAGCGGATGCTCGAGCTGCGGCGGGAGCGGGGGGCGGAGATGGCTGCCGACGCGGAGAAGCGGCTCGCGGCCCTGAAGTCGGACCGGATGGCGAGGAATGCCAGGGGTGGCCGCGAGCCGGTGCGGAGGGTGGTCGGGAAACTGCCGTCGGTCGCGCCGAGCAACAGCACGCTGCAGCACTGGCGCGCCTACTGGAAGGGCTTCATCCGCTGGGCCCACCGAAACGGCCGTGTGAGCGTTGACGGCCTCGCTTCGCTCGAGAGCTGGGCCATCGTCGGGATGGAGCGGACGCGGCGCAGGGCGATGAGCGTCGATGAGATCGAGCGGCTGCTGTCGGCTGCCGGCGATGGTCCGACGCGCTGGAACGTCTCTGGCCGTGATCGGATGATGCTGTACCTGGTGGCGCTGTCGACGGGGTTCCGAGCCGGCGAACTGGCGACCCGTCGGGTCATGGACTTCATCCTTGATTCGGGGTCCCCTCACCTTCGGCTCGAGGCCCGATCGGCGAAGAACCGGAAGCCGGTCGAGCAGCGGCTGCCGCCGGAGATCGTGCCGATGCTCCGGCAGTGGCTGTCCGGTCGGTCGCGTGAGGGTCTGGTGTGGCCGGGGCTGTCCCAGTCGCCGGCGTCCCGGATGATCAGGACCGATCTGCTGGCGGCGAAGGTCGCCCGAGTGGACGCGGACGGTCGGAAGCTCGACTTCCACGCGCTCAGGCACACCTTCGGGACCCAGATGGCGCGAGGCGGTGTGCCTCTGGTCGAGGCGCAGCGCGCGATGCGTCACAGCTCGCCGGCGCTGACCGCGAACATCTATACGCACGTCCAGAGTGGAGATCTTGAGGCCGCCGCCTCGAAGGCAATCGCCGGACTGCGCTGCGCAAATGTTGCGCGCGATGTGCGGTCGCCAGCGGTCGCCAGCGGTCCACGGCCGCAGGATTCCAGCGCAGCGCCGGAGTCGCAACCAGAGGAGTCGCCAATGAGTTACGTCAAAAACACCGAGGAAAACGGGAATGGGCTGGGTGGGATTCGAACCCACGTCGAACCGATTATGAGGCGAGATGTTGGCGACTCCCAATCTACGGCAGGGGGAGTGGTTGCGCGCAATGGTGCGGACAGCGCTGCGCCGGCGCTGCGCGAGGACGCCGATGCGACCGCCGACCAATCCAGAGATGTCGATTTCGAGCCCGATCCGAGCCTGCCTCAGCACGCCCGTGATCGTGCTGAAGCCGGAATGGAGCCGAGCGTCGATCGCGCCCTCAGGCCCATCTTCATGTACCTGCGAGAAGCGGGGGTGCTCAAGTGACCATCGACGTCGAGACCAACGCCCACGATGCCTCACCCAGGCCAAAGCCGTCGGCGAAGTCGGCAGCGCGGCCAGGCAAGCCCCACCGCATCTGCGGCATGTGCAGATGCTTCGACTGGGGCCGGTCGAGGACCAGATGCCCGCATTGCGGCGCCATCTGGGGAGTCGGACTCGAGCCCCACATCGCGAGCGAGGCGATGGTGGCAGTGATCCAGTCCGGCGTGCTCTGGCGAATCCGCGCGGTCGCCGACGGCAACCCACGCCAGCCCAGGGTCGGCTTGTGGGTCGTGGAGTCGTTTGGCTATATCACCATCGCCTTTCCGACGAGGCGTTCAGGGGTCCGCCGATCTAAGGCTCGGGGGTGGACGATTCCGCGGTGGTTTCCCTCCGCCTGCGTGCTGGCCACCAGCAAGCAGGATCGATTCCTGCTCCTGCAGGACATCGTCGAGATCGGGCCGCCCGCCGAGATCGGGCCGCCCGCCGAGATCGGTGGTGCAGGATGAGGCACGACGTCGAGACCAACGCTCACGACGCTTCGCCCGCCGCAGCGGGCATGGGGGCATGGGCGGGCTCCCAGCCTCGGGGCCCGTCCGGATTCCCGCAAAGCGTCGCGATCGAACTCGCTGGCGCGAGGCGGAAGCACGCGACCCCAGTAGCGTCACTGCACGAGGGCTACGCCATCATTCAGGAGGAGCTCGACGAGCTGTGGGATCTGGTCCGGCGCAAGTCGCGGGACCGGTCCGACGAGGCCCTCTACGAGGAGCTCGTCCAGATCGCGGCGATGGCGCAGCGCGTCGCCGATGACCTCGGGATCGGGACGCGCGCGATGCGTTCCACGGAACAGACCTGGTTCCAACGACTCCAGCACGCTCAGCTCGAGTCACGCCTCGATCGAGCCCGGGTCCAGGCCGTCAACGAAGAGATGCGCAGCCTCATCCGCGAAACCGAGCGGCTTGAGGCCAAGTTGGCTCGCCTGCAGGCGCCGGCAGCGAAGCGCAAGAAGGGAGGGAGGCCGTGAAGCCGAAGCCCGTCGAGGTCACGTGGGAGCAGCTGGTCGCAGCGATCGAGGGTCAGCGGCCGGAACTGCTGCGCGTCGCGTGTGTCGAAGGTAGGAGCGATATCGCCTGCGCGCAGCTCGTCCTGGAGGCGCTCTGCCGCCGCGCGTTCGACGCGGGCGAACAGGACGTAGTGGCCAACACAGACGGGGTGTGTTCAGTCGCGGGATCAATGGAGCGTGGTTCGGGTTGGGCGTGGTGCGCATACCGCAGTGAGGGTGGTAACCGAGTCTTCGTCGGTCCAGCTGCGTGCGCCGCGGCACATGCGTGCGCCGTTGGAATCGATTTCAGTGACGGCATCCTGTCACCCGAGGCACCGCCTGGCGCCTCGCCAATGCCAAACAAGAAGGGAGGCCGGCCGTGAGGCGAAAGCCGGTCAAGGTCACGTGGGAGCAGATCGCCGCAGCGGAAGGGAGGCCGGCCGTGAGGCGAAAGCTGGTCAACATCACATGGGAGGAACTCGTCGCAGTGATCAATCGGCAGCGGCCGGAACTGCTGTACGTCGGTGATGGCTCGGTCGCGGCGAGTAGCTATCAGCCCGTCAACCCCCGGGAGCAGCTCGTCATCGAGGCGCTCTGCCGCCGCGCGTTCGACGCGGTCGACCTGAACGTCTGCGTGGCGTCGCCGGATCGACAGAGTCCGGATGGCGCGTACATCGCTTACCGCCCACCGGGCAATGCCATGGAGTTCATGGGTCCGGCTGCATGCGCCGCGGCACATGCGTACTGCGTTGGGATTGATTTCAGTGACGGCATCCTGTCACCGGAGGCACCGCTGGGCGCCTCGCCATCTTCAGAGGCGCGCGGTAGTCACTCCGAAGGAACGGAGGACACGACCAGATGAGCTCACGACGACTGACCAAGAAGCTGGACCTCTGCGCAGCGGCCCGGCTCTCGCACCTGATGCGAGAGCGAGAGGCCGCCGGCAAGTCGACCGTGACGCCCTCGACGGCCAAGGCAGTGCTCTGGTCCCTGGTGAACTGGTCGGACGACGAGGGCGTGTGCTGGCCATCGATTGCCACCATCGCCGACGACGCCGACGCGTCCGAGCGCACGGTGCAGCGGGTGATCGCGCTCCTCGAGGATGAGCGCATCCTGCAGGTGCGGGATCGAACCAAAGGAGCAGGCGCAGGGCAGAAGCGGGAGGGCGAGCGAGGCGCGACGAACCTCTACCGACTCGATTGGGACGCGCTCGAGCTGCTCGCCCGACCGGGGCGCAAGAACGCACGTCAGGATGACGCCCGTTCAGATCAGGACGGACGACACGCTGACGTCCGAACAGACGACACGCTGGCGTCTGAACGGACGCCAGCGGAGACAGGAACGGACGCCAGCGGAGACAGGAACGGACGCCAACCCAGCGCGCCTCTAAGGAGGAACCTCCTAGGAACCGCCATAGATCCCCCCCCAGCCCCCACGGGGGGAGAACAGCGGGGGGGGGATCGGTTCAGCGACACACCAGCGGAGACGTCGACCATCCGCGACTTCGCCCTGGCCGTGCTCGAGGCCTACCCGACGACGACGAGCGACGTGTACGAGCGCGACCTCGATGCTGTCGGCGAAGCGATCGAGCTAGAACGCACCACATCGGAGCGGATCACCTGGTCGGAGATGCGGGACGCGGCCGTGGCGGTGCGGAAGGCGGCGCCGACCAACCCGATGTACCTGCGGAACTGGGCCAAGGGACGCGGGTACGTGACCGCGGCGCTCACAGCCCGGGCCGTCGCCGAAGCCGCTGCGAAGGCACAGGCGAAACGCGACGCCGCGGTCGGTCGCGATGACGCGGATCGGGCTGCGGCGGCCGCGGAACGGCAGCGCGTCGACGGGGTGATCAGCTCGTTGACGGATGAGGAGATCGAGCGATTCCGGGTGCTGGCCATCGACCAGGCGACGCCGTTCCAGCGGCGGCTGCTCGAGGGGGCCGACCTCGTGAAATCACGCGCCCTGCGGCTTGCGATTGCGGGCCTCGCCGAAGCGTGGCGACGCGACGCGGAACAGCGAGGTGCGGCATGAGCACCGACCGAAACACGCAGTTCGAACAGGGCGTCAAGATCGCTGCGGTTCTCGCCAAGACCGGCGACGCGTTCCTGTCAGACGACACGCAGATGATCCTGGCGTGCAAGCGTGTGAATGCGATGGCGTCGGCCGCCGCGCACAAGATCGGAGATCAGGACGCCGCTGTGCTGTCTGACCACGTACGAGGCGGCGTGGCCATGATCAGGGCCTTCGGCTCGGAGGATGGCCTCGCAGAGGCTGGAGACATCAGCCGGATCGCATACGCGACCGTGCTGATCGCACTTGAGCTCGGGACGCAGGTCGTGGCGGCGGGTCTCGGCGCTGGTCTGCTCACCACGAACGGGCAGCGGTCGAATCGAGCGGCGCTCGCGATGCGGATCGTCGATCGCATGTATCGGCAGCACCTCGCCGGGGGCGGCGATCTCATGACTCCAGAGCTGCTGGACGAGCTGGTGGAATGGGGGCGCGATCACAATGAGTGACCACCACCCGACGTTGGCCGAGATCTATGGTTCGATCGTCGCGGACGAGGCGCAAGGGCAGCTCATCGCAGCAATCCTTCAAGTGGCCACCGAAGTGTCGCAAGAGGCTGTGCAGAACGGCCGAGAGCGATTGTTGAGGGAGGAAACCATCGGCTGCGCACTCAACCCAACGGCCTATCTCGACGGGGCGAGGTTTGCTCGCATTCAGCAGCACCAAGCGATCCTCGGCGCGCTCGCGCTGATGATCCACGCGATGCAAGGGGCCGGCCGTCGCTGAGATCCTCGTCGCGCTCGACCCCTCGTCCACCTGCACGGGCTACGCCGTGTGGCGTGGCCGCACGCACATCGAGATCGGGCGGCTCACGCCGACACGATCGAAGGACCCCTACCTCGAGCGCATCGACGCGATCGTCGTGGACCTCGAGGCGCTGCTCCGCGAGTACGACCCCAACGACGTCGTGATCGAGGTGCCGAGCGGCAAGCGCGGCAAGGGATCGCAGGCCGGTGCGACCGGCCACCTGGCCATCTACGGCGTCGCGGTCGGCGCGGTCCGCCGGACCATCGCGGTCGCCGCGCCCAACGCACGCGTCACGTCCGTCGACGAGCGCACCTGGACGCGCGGTCGGTCGCAGCGAGAGCGGGTTGCGCTGGCCGTTGCGTCGGTCTCGACCTACGACCGCGCCGCCGACCCGGGTGCCGACGTGGCGGACGCGATCGGTCTTGGCCTCTGGTGGCTCGACCACGCCGCGGTCGCCACTGGTGGCGACGTCGTGGCCCAGGAGCGCTCCAGCGAGCCGCCCCGGCGCCCGGGGCGGCGCACCCCCCCCCGGTCTGGGTCCTCCCCAGCGGCGGGATCGGCGGCGCTCCCCAAGGGAACAGCTGCAATA